CGGATATTTTTACGACTCGTTCGGCTGATGATGCCAATACGCTGTTACAGAATTTACTTGTGCAGGACCCTGATGCTTCTGCGGCTGTGAATGCTTACTTAACAACAGCGGATACCGAACCAATCATTTATGTCAAAGATGTTAATGACAAGATTGACCGTAATGGTCAAAAGGTGTTGAATGCAATTCTTGATACCCTAACAACTCGGTATGATTACAACACGGTCGGTTTCCTTTACAAACCGACGTTGCGAGCGATGTCGGAAGAGCTACGGTATATGTTGCTACTGCGGGGTATGTTGGTTGGCGAAGCTATCGTCAGCAAAGAAGGAATTTTTGAAGCTATAAGGTTAATAGACCCAATCAGCTTACAATGGTTCGAGAAAACAAACGGACGACTGGTCCCTGAGCAAGTGCCTTCAGGTGGAGGTAATAATATCTCGCTAGACTTCGTTTCCGTGTTCGTTTCTTATTATAGACAGGACCCGATGAGAGCATACTCCAGCTCCCCATTTGTGTCATGTATTAACACAGTTGCGGCTCGACAACGCATTATCAATGACCTGTATCGGATCATGCTCATTACTGGCTACCCCCGTTTAGATATTGAAGTGTTAGAAGATGTCGTTGTTAAGAACGCACCGCTTGACATAAAGGGCGATCCTGCAAAACTGACGCAGTATATAAACAACACCATTACTTCAATAACTAATACAGTGAGTAATCTTAGACCTGACCAAGCTTTTGTCCACACTGACAGTATTCAAGCCGACATGGTAAACACCAAATCAGCAGGCATGACTTTAGATATTCAACCAATTATCAAAACCCTAAACGCACAAAATCAGGCAGGTTTGCGTGTGATGGCTACTACTTTAGGCAGGGGCGAAGCGGGGGTTAACACCGCGAGTGTGGAAGCCGCCTTATTCGCTAAGAACGCAGAAGCACTAAATACCCCCATAAGTGAGTTATGGGAGCAGATTTTTACCTTCATTCTAAGGTTAACAGGAAGTACGTCCAGAGTCGTTGTTAAGTTCCGTCCAGTGGAACTAAGGCCAGCAACGGAGTTAGAAGCGCAATTAGTCCTAAGACAGGCTCGACTACTAAAAGACTTGAGCTTAGGGGTGATCGAGGATGACGAATACCATCTGGAAATGTTTGGTCGCATACGCCCCGATTCTGCGCCGATCTTGAGTGGGACAGGGTTTATGGATAAATCGGTAGTAGAGGCGGGGGGTATAAGCCCTAATGCCGATCCCACAGGACGCTCTGTGAGTTCGGCAGCAGATAAGAGTGCGAAAAGTAATGGTGTTAAGAAGTAAGGTTTAATCCGTAATTGAAACTTCATAGCGCATCAGAGCTTCATAAGCTCTTGGGTCTATGAAGTTTTTCCATTTCTCGGCTTGCCGTTTAATGAAGGCTTCTTTGGCTTGTTTATAGGCTTGGAAGGCAAGCTCAGGGGTGTTGAAGTAACCTACGTGTCGATCTTTGGACGTATTACAACATCTAACTTGGAATCTACCTTGATGGGCAGAGACCCCTACGGGTAGACCTCCTCTACAAGCTCTGCTAGATATAAGTAAGTTATTTAACTCTGAGGGCAAAAATAAGCAGGTATCCTCAGAGTAAGCCTTATTGCCTTTGAGAATTAAATCTTTATCTAATTGGAAACCCTTTTGGTCGAACCCTACTTGGGACTGGCACCACTTATAAAAGTAGGAGTAATCCTTAAAATTCTCACTTGCATAACAGCCAACATAAGTGGGAAATCTTTCTTGATACTTAGGACAGTAACACCGCACTAGGAAATGCCGCCAAGTAAGGTACTCCTTAAGGTGTTTACCGTTTACCTTAGCAGGGTACTTCCCATCGTTTACACCAACGCCGCAGATTAACTTAGTCATTTTCGAGTCCTTATTCAAAGGCATTCTGAAGGGATGCAGCAACAGGTGAATTACTCCTGCTTTCGGGTGGCCGCCCTAAGCTGCAAATAAATTATACTACCAATACCGATCCTAATTGTTCAAGTCGTGTAAAAAGAAAAAACCTCCAAAAAGGAGGCTTTATTTTCCCGCAGTAGTAATCTTTACCTTTCGGCAGCCGACGACAGTGCTTTCGATAAAAGGGTTCTTCCGTGGGGTCGATGCACTTACAGTACATTTAAGCTAACCCTTAACGGTCGGCTCGATTGCCTCACGATTTACAGAACCACAAACTTGGCAGAAGGCTAGAGAATCGAACTCCACACAGCAAGATTTGGAGTCTCGCTCGCCACCTTGGAACATGGCCTCCTAAATACTGGTCAGACAGGAAGGACTCGAACCTCCGACCGTCGGCATCCAAGGCCGCTACGCTACCAACTGCGCTACTGTCTGCGCTACTGTCTGCGCTACTGTCTGAAATAAAGTGGGAAAAGCACAGGACTCGAACCTGTATCTCTCACTATTCAAGTGAGTGTCCTACCCTTAGACGAACTTGACACAAAAACTACCCACTTCTTCTCGGCAACGGCAAGTGGTCAACCATCATGTCAAAGGCTCTTCAGCCCTGCCTTCTTCCTTTTGGCTACAACCTACACCCACCTATGGAGTATCTTCAGGTCTTGGTAGTTAGCACTATAGCGAGGAGGCCGCGCTGTATTGAAAGATTACCAAAGGTATTAAACCTTGTCTATAAAGAAGTGTAACTTTTACAATGTATTTGCAAACGCCGCCACGTTATAGTAATCTTTACACATCTACAAAATTCATACGAAAAGTGCTATGAAACGCATTGAATTAACGGAAAGAATCAAATCTTTTATCACAGCTTCTGTGGGGGATACGATCGACTACGAAAAAATCGCTGCGTTTGAAGCAACAGCCGTCACTAGCTTACCGTTAAATAAACGCGGTTCAGTGTTTGATCGTGGGCAAATTACTGCTGAGACTTTCATTGAGGCAGCTAACCTTATTAACACAGGTACTTTTGTACCCCTTCACACGTTGCATGAGCAAGGTTATGAAATTCCTGTAGGCCGTTTATTCTACGGTGAACACGTTAAGTCGAATCAAGGTACTGACGAGCTTCGTGTGTTGTTCTTTGTTGATGGTACAAGTCCTGACTTAATTAGTCGCCTTGATACAGGTGTCATCGAAGAGGTCAGCGTAGGTATGCAGTTTAAGCGTTTGCTTTGCTCTACCTGTAACATTGACTTGATGGAAGACAATGAGTCTATTTGGTCACAGACCTGTAAGAACGGTCACGTCATGGGCATGGGTTCAAACCATGTGAAACCAGACGGTGTTGCCAATTTCCGTGAGATGAGCTTAGTTTCCAAAGGTGCCAGTAATGGTGCGAAGGTTCTTGGCGCACAAAAACGCTTACTCGCTTCCGCTTATTACAAAGATGGCTCCGCTTTAGCGGCCTCTTTAAAAGACCCCGAATTTATGCTTTTTGGTTCTCCCACTAAGCTTGCTGAGGAAGACCCTATGTTGATTGCTGAGTTACAAGCCAAACTAGCTAAGGCTGAAGGCGACCTGACTTTGACAGCTACAGCTAAAACTGAAGCCGAAGGTAAAGTTGCTACTCTTGAAGCTGCTAAAACTGAGGCCGAAGGTAAGGTTGCTGTTTTAGAAGCCAAGCTTGCCGCAGAGGCTGAAAACAACTCTGGCCTTGCCGCTAGTATCACAACTTGGGAAGCAGCTTGTACAGCTTCCGAAGCTGCTAAGACTGAAGCTGAAGGTAAAGTTGCTACGCTTGAAGCTGCCAAGACTGAAGCCGAAGCGAAATTGTTAGCTGCTGAAACTGAGTTAGCCCCTCTAAAGGCTGCTCAAACTGCCACGCTTACTCAGCGACCATTTAAGCTTCCTATCGGCGGTGTAGCCAATTTGAATGCTACGACTACCGATAGCGAAAAACCAAAAACTGTTACGACTGGCTCCAACGCCTTTCGGACACCCAAGTAACTTTGTAAACTAAACCCCCACTAGGAGACAACGCGATGACAGAAATCGCATCAGGTGGCGTGACCCTCGTGGGCATTCCCCAACAAGACTTCCGCTTCACTTTCCGCTTAACAGCGGGTATGGTTGCTGCGGATATTGGCAAACCAGTTGCTTTATCTACTGCTGCCAACAACACGGTCAAATTAGCAGGTGACGGCGAGGTCGTTATCGGTCGCTTGTTAACCTATCGCAATTTGACAACTGAAGGCATTATCGTCGGTACTGTTGAACTGAAAGGCGGCTTCCGCTTTGACACAACTGGTGCTCCTGTTGCTGTTGCTGTCGGCAACCAAGTTGTTGGCTCGGCTACTGCTGGCGCAGTCAAAGCAGGTGTAAATCCACGTTCGTTAGTAGTTGCCGTAAATGGTACCACTGCTGATGTAATCTTCATCTAAGGAGTCGGTATATGCGTCCTTTAAAAGATATTGTAAGAACTACTCCTGAAGCCATTGCAGCGATGTTAATGGTTGAAAGCAATAGTGACTCCGCTGACAAAGGTATGAAGCTTGTTAAAGAAGCAGCATCCTTTGGCTTAAACCTCCGTGACTACTTGGTGTTGTCTGTTGACACTAAAGGTGCCGAGAAGTGGAAAGGCTATAATGGCTATGAAGCAATTAAAGTTGCCTTGAACTTGCCTCATGCCAACGACTTTGAAGCTGGCATCACTTTGCAGGCTGCTGCTAACACCTTCAACACATACGCGGGTACTCGCGCTATGTTCCCTGAAGTTATCGACGATATGTTGAAGTTCAAAACGCTTCAAGATAACAAAGTTGAGAACATTGCTTCGATTGTTGGCCAGTCTCGTACTGTGTCTCAGCGTGAAATGATCTCCACTTACTATGAAGATGACTTGGCTGATGGTAGCACCAATACTAATACGATCGCTGAACTAGGTAAAATTCCTGTTAATAGCGTTCGTACTAGCCAAAGCTCTGTTAATTTCGGCAAACGTGGCAGTGGTATTGAGTTATCTTACGAGTTCACTCGTGAAGCGTCTCTTGATGTCATCTCCCCATTTGCGGCTCGTATCGCCCGTACATTAGAAAAATCCAAAGTTGCTGCGGCTACTTCGATTTTGATTAACGGTGATGGTGTTAACCCTGCTGCTGAAGTACAACTGTTCCGCTCCGCTGCTTTTGGTGCTACCGCAAATGGTCTTGTCTCTGAGAACTATAAAGCTTTAGCTAAGTTCTTGATGAGTAATGCTAACAAAGGTTATGTCTTTGATACCTTCGTGGTTAACTTTGATGTGTACGTGGACTTAATGTTCCTAGCTCAACCTGTTGTCGGTGCTGGCTTGAGTACCGTTGATTTCATGCAGAACAAAGGTGCACCTGCAATCAGCACAACCTTACCGTTTATGAATGGCATGATTAACGTGGTACTCTCCTCGACTGTACCAGCTAATAAAATCATTGCGATGACTAAAGCGGAATGTATCGAAGAACTCATCATGGCGGGTGGTAATATCTCCGAAAGCGAGCGTTCGATCACTAACCAATCTATCACTTACGTGAAAACGGAAGAGACAGGTTATAAGTTAGCGGTGCCAAAAGCGCGTGTCATCTTAGACCTGACGACAGCCCCTCCTCCGTAAGCTGTGTGGTTAAAGGAGGTTGTAAAAAGCCTCCTAGAAAAAGCCCTGCAAAAGCGGGGCTTTTTTATGTTAAAATATCCAAAACGAGGTAAACCTATGTTAGTTATCGTAAAGACCACAGGTTCTTTTATGCTTTCACCATACGACGGTGGGGCCACGCCTTTAATTGAAGCAAACACTCCAACCCTTTGCTCCTTGACTCCCTTCGTTTCTTACCGTGTAAAGCTGGGGCAATTAAGTATCTTGGCTGAGAACGTACCAGAGCAGGCTACTCAGGAAGGTTTACAAGCCGCTGAGAGCGTTGAAGAGTACCTTGAAAGCTTAAAACCTGCGCCAATTAAACCTCAACCTACCAGAACTAAAAAGAGTACCTAACCATGACAAACTGGTTCGAGAGTGGTGAGTCAGCAACCTTAGGCTTTAACCTAACCCAAGAGGGAGACTTTGTTATCCCTGATGACGGTAGCAATGTTGTTTTAACTATCCGTAATAAGGCTGGGGCTGTCCTCCACACGGAAACTCAAACCAGTGTGGGTAGCCAATATAGTTTTGTGATCCCTGCTTTAACCAATACCCTAACAGGTAGTAATACGGTTGAAGCTCGCTTCGTTAAACTGAAGTACCAACTAGGTGGCGGAACTCATCAAGAGTTACAAAACTACCAGTTGTCGGCGTTTATCCCTTTTACAGTAACAAGTGAAAGTGTTAGAACCTATCTCGGAATTAGCATCGATGAGTTAGAAGACCATGAGATTGACTTACTTCAGGCATATCATACTTTGGTTGGTACTTACGGTTCAAATTTCACCACTCCGTTTGCCACTGAGGGCACTCTTAGCTTCACCGCTAATAAAGCTGTGGCGATCCAAGCAGCGGTTGACCTTGCGGTCGGACTACCTCAACGCATCGCGCAGAAGTCGGATGCTGAGAAGGCTAGTTTTCAACGAGCAACAAAATTTGACCCCTACAAACTAATCGCACGACTGAATGAAGAATTAGCTGAGGCGTTAGCCGTCATTCTACCTACGGCAACTACTGAGGTTGGGGCGGCAAACTTCTCTATCTCTGGCGGGGTTGACCCCTTTACTGGAGCTTAACCTTGAGAAAACTTCACCATAAACGGTTTAAGTTTGTACTGCGAAACCTAACGCGGGGTGTTAGCTTGATGGGGGAGTTTGTTGACCCATCAGGTGAGCTTTTGGCAACTGAGGAGGTTAATCAATTACTTCGGGTGACCAAGAAGGCTATCTTAAACTCTGGCGACCATCTCTACTTTCAGGGCAACCACTACGGTGTTTCATCCTACAGTAAGGAAGTCCTAGACAGCATATTCCGCTTAATTCCATTCCCCGACGTAGTAAGCTGGCAAGTACAGCAAGTCTCAGTTGAAGACCCATTAACGGGGCTAATGAAGCCTGTCGATGCCATTGCACCACCTGTTCAGGCTTTGCACTGTAAAAAGAAAACGGAAGGCTTTGAAGGGGATATTCACTCCAACATGAAACCTAAGACCTGTTACCTAATGACCGAAGTGGTTAATGTGGGGGACTTGCTTGATGGGGTTCCCGTTAAACGAATCTACCGAGAGCAGGACATCTATAAGGTCGAAACGTAATGGCCAAGCCAAGTAAGGATAATTTTGCAGGTATCTTTAGTGAGGTAGCTACGCAGGCTTCCGAGCAAGGTCATGCAAACCTTATTGGTAAAATTGTACACTCCAAAAATAAAACAGCCTTAGCTAAGAAACTTAATACCAAACTGGATAAATTTAAAGGCGATGTGGCCTTGCTGATTATTGGCACTAACGATGGATTACAGTTGAACAAAGAGCGGAATAGTCAGGAAAACCCAAGTCAGTTTACAGGCGGAAAGACTGAGAGCTACAAAGCCCTAACCCCTTCTTGGTTAAAGAGAAAAGCCAAGTATGGTGCGTCTGTTCCTAGTTTCTTTAAGTTCAGTAAAAAGGTGGAAAGGAAAGGTGAAAATGCTGAGGAGAACACCCCGCAACAATTCTTAGGCCCCTTCCTAAACCATGAGCTTGCTCATTCTGCTGCTAGGTTTGGACGAGTTGAGGCCAAAGACATTAAGGTGTTCAATGAGCAAGGTGAGGAGATGACCCTCAAAGGCGGCGGCACAAAAGAGAGTCGCGCAATCAAAGCCGCAGGCGGAACGCATAGTAGCCGTATTCGTAACTTTAGTCCCAAGAGCAAAAAGTATTACGTCAAAGTTCGACTGATGCAGAAGGTAGCTTACTTGGGCAAGAACCCTGTTCGCCTGCAATATTTTGTGGCCAACTTACTTGATCCACAAAATGATGCCGCTTCGGGTTTCGCTCGCTCTAAATTAGGTCGGCAAGCTGTCGGTCGCCCAAACGTAGGCCATTTACTCTTGTGGTATTATCAGGTTAAATTACCTGCTGTGATTAAAAGCCATTACAGCCACACTAAAGTTAAGGAAATCTAATTATGTTAATCGGCAATGGTTTACTTAACATCATCGAATCAAGTTTACTAGCTCACTCCAAAGCTCTTGCAGGAGCGATTAACGGCACTCTTGGCTACAACGTGAAGTCTGTATTGTTTGATGATTACACCTTAGAAGAAAGGCTTCCTGAGCAGGATATAATCGGATGCTGGCAACTGGAGTTTGAAGTTGATGAGCATATTGTCTCAGGCACTTTTTTGCTGACTCTTAGTACCTTGAATGACTCTGGTTTATTCAGGTTACGAAACGCAGCTAGTTTGGTTTTCGACGAGATTAAGCCGATGCAGGAATTTAATCTCTATCAACCTGATGGCACTCAGGTTGAAGGGACTATTATTGTAATGAATGGTGTGAAGATGCTACCTGTAGAGAAAGGGGATGAACGCCCTGCCAAGACGTTCGCTATTCCCTTTAAATGTACTCGGACGATTGGGCTTTAAGCGGGAATACCTCCGATATTCTGTAACACAGAATCTCGCTCTGGGTAGTGTTCTGGGTCGTAAACGGCAGGATGGAAAGAAACCTGCTCTGTTTTCCCAGCAACTCGTAACCCTAGCTCCAAGTAATGCCGAATAACATTTGTTTTAGTTCGGCCTTCTTTTTCAGCGACCTGCATAATTAAGGCTTCTAATTCTTGCGTAATACGGATGCTATACATCACATCGACTTTTGCTTTAACTTTGGACATGGTGAACTCTCTCAATTCGTGTGTTTTAAAAACCTGTGGTTGCGTGAGTATATCTTTGTTAAACTACAGGAACAACCACTTTTTTGTAACTTCGGAGAACAACTATGGCTGGTGAAGCCCGTTCCATTGATTTCTTAGTCGGCACCGCCACCATTATGTTGGGGCTTCCTGCTGATTTGCGTGACTTCCGTCCTGAAACCCACTCTATTGGCTTAGTCAAGAATGTGAAGTTGATGGCTGAGGCGACTTACATTGAGTTAACTCAGGGTCTTCGTAACTCTGTTGTTCACTCTGTTAAAACAGGCGAGCCTGTTCGTGCCTCTGCTGAAGTATATGAGTTTAATGCTTCTAACTGGAGCTATGCTTTAGGCTTTAGTGGTTACAACGTGGGCATTCCTGCTCTCAATGCAGGTTCGGCTACTATTACTACTGTTGAAGCACTTGTTCCCTCAGGTGGTATCCTTGCTCCTGCTGATGTTACAGGTTATGACGACTTTACATTGTCTACTGTAACCAACTTTGCTGTTGGGGATTATGTTTTAATCCAAGTAGGTTATAACGATGTAGTTGTCCCTCGTCGTATTACCACTATTGCAGGTTCAGTTATCACTGTGGATGCTCCGATTAAAAACGTCGCTTTCCCTGCTGGTGTAACGGTTAACAAGTGCTTAGTTGTACCTGTTGGTCGTAAATCTGAACAGCCATTCTTGGCGGCTAAGATTGTTGGTAACATGGCCGATGGTCGTGAGATTGCAATTGAAATTCCAAAATTGCGTATTACTAAAGGTTTTGATGTTACTTTCCAAACCTCTGACTATGCCAACATGCCATTTGAATTTACTGTTTATGACCAGATTCCTGCTGATAATCAGTATGCTCGGTTCCAAGAGCAGTTTGATGGTGCCTCAGCGGTTGTTTATACCAACCACTAATAAATAAGATTGATGGGTTAGAGAGTCCTCCTCTAGCTCTGATGTAAACAAAACCCGCTTACGCGGGTTTTGTTTTTAGTCTGTTTAGGCGTTTAACACGCTCTTTTTCCATTTGTAGTTATAGCCACTCTTATTTCCGCTAACCCATTGGTGGCGTACAGCAAAAGGTTTACCTTTATCAGTCGGCACCCACTCACTGTTAATCTTCGCCTGAAAGCCTCTTTCTTCTAACCATTGGTTCATCTTAATTGCAGATAAGCCTAGCCGCTTACCTAACTCAGTCGGCTCTACTGCCTCATCTGCCAGTCGAATCATGCTTTGAGCAGGAGCGAGTCGGAGTATTTCAGTAAGATCAATCTGGTATGTTAGTCTTGCGCCTTTCACAGCTTCTACTTGGGCTAGATGGGTTGGCACCTCAAAGAGAGTAGCTAACTGCATTACCGCAGTAATGTGATTAACAGCTAAATCAGTAGGGGTTCGAGGGAGCATAGGAACGAGAGGGGAAGCAGTAAGAGTTTTCAATTTCTCTAAAACAGTGCGGCGAACTACCTTGGATTCACGCATTGAAACCAAAAGGCATTGGTCTTGTGTTAGCTTGAAAACAGTGGACTCGGTATTGTTTGAATTTTGCACTACGAAACTTTCGTAGTGGTATCCTTCAAGCTCGTCTTCAATACGAGAATTAAAGTCATTTGCTCGAATAGCCTTTTCACCATGTTGTAGGCGAGCATTGTTCACAAGCTCTAGCAAATCTCGACTAGACATCGTAGAAGTTGTTACAGTTAAATCTTTCATAATCTTCAAATCTCAAAAACGAAAAAGCCGTTTCTTATAGACTGGTAGCAGAGGGTGGAAGTCAAACACCCAACAGTCAAAGAAACAGCTTTTTCGTTGGCTTCAAATATACCTGAGACTTCGCTGCTACGCTTCTCCTCAGATGTTTAGAATTGTAAACGCAAGAACGACTAACGTCAATCGCTTAACAAAAACCCTATTGGCTGTTACAATCAAACCTCACAAGAGAGGACAAATTTATGACTGCTTTAACCCAAACCTACACTGCTCCCGAGCCATATTTCAATCTAGCTAATGGCCGAGAGCTGAAAATGACTTTTGGTATGCTTAACCGCCTCGCCCGTATTGCAGGTAATGTTGAGACGTTAGGTATGGTGATGATTGATAGTGACCTCCAGCAAGCCCTGTTAAGCCAGTTGTTTGCCACTTATGATGAAAAAGGTAAGCAGCTCGAAGTAGCTGACATTGATGACATTAACTGCTCTATGGAGGAGCTACTTCAATTGTTAGCGTGGGTGTTAGAGAATTTGACTTATTTTTTTCTCAAGAATCTTCAAAACTCGGCGAAGATAGCACAGCAGTACAAGCCCGAGGAAAAAGCACAGTAGAGTTTAAGGCTTTCCAATCTTGGTTTGGTAGTCTGACTTTCCACGAAAGCGTGGCTTGGGCTTACGGTTGCTCTAAGAGCAACCTGAGACTCATCTACTGGCAGGAAACTTTTGAGGACATACAGCTAAAGCTTCGTTTCAAGGTGGGGGAGAAACAGATTGAAGCCTCCCAAATGTACGAAGCGATAGTGTCCGTAGCGTCACAGGTCTTCGGTAGTGACGAAGGCAGTAACTCGAAGGACTTGAGTAAGGTTAAAGTAGCCGATCAGAACGTAGCTAAAACAAGTTACGAAGCAATCAATATGTTTAGTGATATTTTTGGAAGGGGTTAAGGTATGAGCGGCGAGAATGAAAGTAAGTTGGTGTTTGATATTCTCACGGGGAACAACACTCTGGATGCCGCTCTTTCAAAGCTTCTAAAGCAGAGTGCGGAGCTAAAAAATAACCTTAAAACTGCCTTTGATGCACAGTCTAATGGGGGAGTCACTTTACATGGTTTGAAGGCTCTTGGCACTCTTACCGAACACCTAACTGCGATTAAAGAAGGCGTTAACAGCATTAACAAGGTCGGCCTCAATGTGATGGGGCAAACAGGAAGTCACGACCTTAAATACTTGGAAGCGGTACTAGCAGCCTTTGGTCGAGTAGTTTCCCTCCAAGAGAAATCCGCAGGCTTATCAGGCAAAAAGTTACAGATGGCGGCCTTCAATGGTCTGCTTAGTGAAGAAGATGTTAAGAGCCACGCTAAGAACATCAACGCCCTAAAAGCTCTTAATAAAGGGTACGTTCAGGGCGGCTTACAAGACACAGCCGAAGCCAAGTTAGGCATTAAACTTGTTGAAGAGCATACCGCCGCTCTAAGAAAACAAAACCGAGAAAAGATCGCAGGTGAACGTCAAACAGCAGCCGAGCAACGAAACAGAGTAATCACTGTTGCCCGCGAGATTAAAGAGGGTAAGAATCACTCTGAGTTTATTAAAAATGCCTCGGCTTTAGAGGCGAATCAACTTAAATTAAAACTGCAAAACGAGAGCTTAAAGGCTGGTTTAACTGCTGACCAGCAAGTCCGTATCTCCACTGGTTTAGGGGCAACTTTAAACCGCTTAGAGACGCTTAAAGCTCCTAAGTTAACTGCTCCTAAAGAGCTTGAGTTCTTTAATCAGCTACAAGGCGGCAGCTCTAAAGCTAAGGCTCAAGGAACCATTGCTTTACAGGAGATGGCCCAGCATATCCGTCAACTACAAAAGATGGGTAAAGCTGATGAACTATTAAAATGGACTGAAACCTATCAGCAATCTAAGTCTGCCTTTGCAACTAAGTTCGCACCTATCAGCCCCCATCAAGAACAGTTAAAAGAGAGTCGAAGAGTAGCCGAAGCTCAAAAACTACCTATAGCTGAGGTTCTTAAACTTACTGATAAAGGTGATGTAGCTAAACAGTATCGTCTAAGTGATATTCGTGCTAAAGCTTTGCCTGAAGGGGATAAAAAGGATGCTGAAATACGGTATCAGGATCAGATAAAAGCTCATGGTGTGTTTCTGCGGGAGAAAGAGAAGCAACAGAAAGCTGATAAAGCAGCCGAGCAGAAAATTGATGACACAGCTTCCTTAAAAGCTATCCAGCGTAAAAGAAAGGAGCAGGATAAGCAGAAGGCCATTGATGAAAAAGCTAAAGCTCAAGATGCAGCTAAAAAGGTTGCTGATAAAGCAGCCGAGCAGAGGGATAGAGACCTAACAGCTAAGAAGGTTCTCAAAGACCGACTACAGCAAGAATATGCAAGACAAGCAGCAGTTGTTAAAGCACAAGGTAAGGGTGACAAGTTAACTTTAGCTTCGGAAGCTCCTAAGACGGCTGTTGAATTAAAACGCTCCAAAGACTTAAATATCTTCCAGAAAGCTCGTCAAGGTCAACTTTCACCGAAAGACCTTCAAGACTTTGTGGCGAAAGGCAGTTTAGACCCTAAACGTCTTGTACGCGAACTAGGAGCTATTCAGAAACAGAGTCGAAGCGCGGAACTCGACCCCAATGTTATCGCTTTACACGGTAATCGTCCTAGTTTACTTCAGGGACATATCGGTATTGAGTTGAGCCGATTAACGCAGACGATTAAAGACATCGGAAAAGCTGATAAAGACGACCGTAAAAAAACGGCTCAAGAACAGGCTATCAAGGATAATCGCTTACTAGAGTTCCGTGAGAAAGCTCGTACAGGTAAGCTAACGGCTGCTGACATCACCTCTGAGAAGGATAAAAACTTACTTCACTCGATGAAGAAAGGCTATGGTGACGTAGCTTACGATAACAGACTCTCGCCTACGGCTCGCGCTGAAGCTTTACAGATGCGAAACCTGATTGACGAGAGACTCAAGACAGTTGCTGCTAAACCTCCAAAAGCCTTAGATGAGGTTGCTAAACACGCTGAGTTAAACCGTCTTGCTCGCAATATCGAACTACTAAACCCGAAACACGCTAACACATCTTCTGAGTTAGGCACTCGTTCAATCGAGCAAAAAACAAGACAGCTAGGTAAAGCGAAAGAATTAGAGCGGGCTGCTGCGAGTCAATACCTTACCGCACAAGCTCTAAATGGTCTAAGTGCTGAGGAACTTACTCACGCCAAAAAGATTATCAACTACCGTAAGAACATGGCGGGGGCTAATCAAGCTCAGGCTGATGTTGAATTAAAGCTCCTCACCCATATCCGAGCTATTGAGCGAACCGAAGCGGATCGAGTAAAAGCGGCCAAGAAACTCCAGACCCATAACGAAAGAATGGCCACAGATGCAGGTTACAGACTAGCTCAACAGCAAAAAGCTAATGTAGCAGCTACCGAAGCTGAACGTAAAGCTTTGGCAAGCACAGCAAATGATCGCGTAAGCCTTAAAGCTAGAAATGAAGCGCAGTATCGTGCGGATATTGCGGCCAGAACTTACGCTACACCTGCGGCCATTCAAGCTCTAAGTACGCCTCAGCAAGTACATGATGCTAAAGCCTCTTTGAATTACCAAGCAAATAACAGTGCTAGTAAGGCGGAGGAGGGTCATGCTCGGATGCTGTTACAGCTTCTTAACGAAATTCATGGTAAGGGCAAAGGGATTTTAGCTACAAATACCCTAATCTCTGACCTTGAAAAGACGCACTATAAAACTAAAGAGAGCCTTAACCATTTAGGTCGTGAAGAGTTACAGCAAGCGATTGCCGTTCTAACCTACCGAAGACAAATTGCTACTACAGAGCAACAGCGAGCTGCTGCCCAAAACCTGCTAAATACAGCAAACCAAGCCTACAAAGTTAACCCTGAACATCAAGCGGATAACCGAGAAGCAGCTCGTACACGTATCTTGGGTGACGCAGGCGCGAGTGTATTAACAATCCAAGCAGGTTTGATGTTGAACTACAAACTGCTGGCGGGGATGCAGGGTTTGTTTGGGAATGCCTTGAGTTCGGTAATTGAGCTGGATTCTGCCTTCCGCCAACTACAAGCGATTTCTGCTTCAACAAACACTGAAATGGTGTCGATGAAACAGAACTTAATCCTTGTCGCGCAAGCAAGTAAGTTCAGCGCGGCTGAGGTAGGTAATACGGCTGTGTTGTTAGCACAGGCTGGTTTTAGCATTGGTGAAATCAGTCAATCCATGAAAGGGGTTATCGCCTTAGCTCAGGCTACAGGGACGGAATTAGGTAAGTCCGTTGACGTTGTTACTTCGGTGCTATCCGTTTTTAACAAAGGCGCGGGTGAGACTGACCAAGTTGTTAACCAGTTAACAGAAGCGTTAAACAGATCGAAACTTGACATCAACAAGATGGCGTTAGGTATTCAGTACGCAGGTAACATTGCCAGTGATTCTGGTGTTAGTTTTGAAGACCTAACATCAGCTTTAGGGGCTATGGCCAACGCAGGTATCCGTAGTGGTTCAACGTTAGGTACTGGCTTGCGTCAAATGTTTATCGACCTACAGAAACCGAGTGAGAAATTAAAAGCTCGCCTAGATGGGTTAGGTTTAAGTTTAGATCAGGTGGACTTACACTCTAACGGCTTGGTGGGGGTCCTAGAAAACTTGCGGAATGCAGGTTTTACTTCCGCTGATGCCTTTCAAACCTTTGAAGTACGGGCTGCGTCAGCGTTCGCAGCTTTATCAGGCAACATCGGCGACTTTAACGAGTTAAAGGATAGCTTGAATGACACCAATGCTGCTTTTGAAGCAAACGGTGTGCAGTTAGAGGCTCTAGCGGTTCAATTAGACCACTTAAAATCTAACTTAGGTATTCTCTCAGCCGAGGCGTTAAAACCTGTAGCAACCCTCGTTCGTGACCTTTCAAAAGCAACAGCGCACATGATGGAGAAAACAGAGGAAGGCTCTGGCGCGTTAATGACTTTCGGAACAGTTTTGTCGGGGTTAGGTGTAGCTGTAGCAGTAGGGTGGCTGGCCAAGCTGTCTTTTGAGTTAGCCTCTATGGTTTGGGGTTTAACTAAAGTCAGAAGTGGGTTAATGGCTGCGAGAGCAGCTATGGCGGCTCACGCAGCAGGTACGGCTGTACTAACAGGAGCAACCTTAGCTGCTACAACAGCAGCCGCTAGTTTAAGAGTCGCCTTAGTTGCTGCTGCCCCTATTTTAATAGGAGTAGCTGCTGGGGTAGGGTTAGTCGTAGCAGCTTATCGTAGTTATGCCAAGGAGACGGAAAAACTTAACGAAAAACTGGATCAAGCAAAAGCGGCTTTCAATAAAGCTAAAGAGGGGGCAGCTACAGCTAAAACGGCTTACGAGAGCGTATCTGAGGCGATTAACGACCTCTCTGATAAGTATGGTGTCCTACAGCATAATCAAGCAGCAACGACAGATGAAGCTCAATCTCTCGTAACAAAGTTTGGTGAGATGGGCTTTGCTATTGATGATGTAGCAAACAGCAAAGTCGAAAATCTCATGGCCAAGTTGCGGGAACTTCGCAAGGAGTTAGGTCAAGAGTATCGGAGTGCTTCTGCTAAATCCTTTGCTGCCGAAGCGAGCAAGTTAATAGCTTCTGACACCTCAGACGAAAACTTACTAGCGGGTAAAGAGTTTAGTCCTAAAACCCTAAGTCAAAAAAGAGAGGGTTTACTTTATCCGACAGGACGCTTTACTGGAAACAGAGATGTTAGAAGTATGGAAGAAAGACTCATGGCGACTAGGGCTAGAAGCATTAAATACCCCGCCATGACGAATTTCCTAGCTAAGTTGGCGGGGGACTTGAAGGACGTTCAAAAAGCTAACGGGTTGCCAAAAGGTTTTAACATTCCAGAGTTAGAGCGTTTGTTTAGTAACTTAAAGCTAAATGCTCCAATAGGTGTGGATGCGTACCAATTAAATAGGGGGGAGGAGATTTTCACTGAGCTTATGAAAGGAGCTGAAGCTCGCCAAAGGATTGATAAGTCTCCTGAGAACAAGAGAAAAATAGCAAACAGAGCTTACAGAGATGCTGCGTTATCAGCAGTATCTGATGAGTCTCACGAAAAAGGGAAAGCAGTTAACTCAGCTCAAACAGCTCAACTTGAGTATGCTGCGGAAGCTGCGAGAATTAACAAGGTAAAAGGACTGACTAACGAACAGAAGGTCAGAAGTAAGTTCTCATTCGCTGAGAAAATAGATAAAAGGGTTAAAGCTGAAGTAGCTATGGTGGATAAACTACTAGAACCTCTTCGTGTCCAGCAAAAGGCACTAGAGGATAGTGGCGATGTTAAGAAACCTGCTTATGTAAAGGTAAGCACAGATATTGAAGGTTTAGAGAGACAGAAACAGGAGATACTTACAAGGAATGCCGCTGTTGACGAAGCTCTTAGACAAGGTAAAGCTCTAAAAGGAAAAGGGGAGTTACAAGACCTTCAAAGACAGTTAGAGGCTCGTAATGAGGAACTGAAAGACCTCAAAAGAGAGGATGCAGGGGAAACAGGACTCCTAGCTCATAACACTAAAGCCCAGCAGATTAGAGATAAGAAGCTAGAGGTAGATAAGTTATCTAAAGCCATTCTACTTCTTCAGGTTAAAGAGGGGGCAGATACCGAAGGGCAGCTTCTCTCTTTAGCTCAGAAAGTAGCTATCGAGAAGAAGTACCTTGAACGCGAGCTGGCCGAGAAAGGTCAAGGCATCGCGCTGGCAGCGCAAAAGGCTCAAACAAATGCCGCCAAGGATAGAAAAGAAGAAGCGTTAGATGACTTTGCTCAAGCTCAACAGGATTGGGTGGAGGCTTACAACTTAAATAACGATCTGTTCGATCAAGCCCAAGATGCAGCCCGCAAGCGGGCTAAATCTCAACATAAAAAAGTGCTTAACGCAGGGAATATGTTTAAGGATATAAATAAGGAGCTTAGAGACGCGGCTCAAGAGGCTGCAAACGCCACAGGGCAGGCTCAAGAATACTCCAACTATGGTACAGGCATTGGCGGCTTCTTTGCCCGTCAAGCGGCTAATGCGAAGAATGGGGTTAACGAGGGTAAGCTAAAACAAGAAAAATTAGCGAGAGACTTTATTCAGCTTAAAGGTGTCGAAGACCACTTCATTAAACAGAAAGGCAATTACGACATCCCTGCTGCTCAAGCTGCTATTGAAGCACAACACAAGGCTCTAGTAGCTTTAGACGCTAAGTTAGGGGATGTTAACCTAAGCGGTAAAGCTGAAATGGAAGATAACAAAGCCAAGCTTGTTACGGAAATAGGTATCGCTGAGAAAGAGCTTAAACTCCAACAAGACTTAGTTAAATGGCATGGAGAGGAACGCCAACGGTTGCTTGCAAGTATTGAGAATGATAAGGAAGACCTCGCTGCAATGCAGTATAAAACCAATGTATTTAAGGATAGCTTTTCCGCAGGCCGTGAGGCGTTAGAGGCGGGGCTTTCCGCAGGGTTTCAGGATTGGGCAACCCAAACTATCAAGAACATTGATGACGTGGAAGCTGCGTTCAAATCAATGGGTTTGTCGATCCTTCAGTCGATGCTTAAAGTTGTCAGTGACCGTACAGCGATGGCTTTCACTAATATGCTTTTGGGTAACCCAAGCGCAAACGGAGGACAGGGTAACGGCCTAGGTTGGTTGGGAAGTTTAGGTAGTTTCTTTTTCAGCAATGCGAGTTCAGCAGCGGCAGGCGCAGCGGGAATTGGTAACGGAGCTATCAGCTTAGGTATGAGTAGCGGGGGTTTCGTAAATGGAAACGCTATACCTCATTTTGCAAATGGGGGAGCTACCTCAGGTACAGATATAGGTCGTGATAGTATCCCAGCTTACCTTCGCCCCGATGAATATGTACTTCGCCCCTCAGCTACAGCAGCACTCGGCAAACCCTTCCTAGACCGCTTAAATGCCACCACTACAGGGTCATTGAAGCAGTTGGAAGGGAAGGCTCAGGCACCACAAGTGAGCGTGGTTCAATCGCCGCCTACGAATGTTTACGTCATCAGCCCCGATCAGAAACAGCAAATGGGCCCTCAGGACGTTGTTATAAGCATTGAAGACAACATAAGCCGTGGAGGTTCAATCAAGAGATTGATTAAATCTGTAATAAGCGGGGAAGTCTAAAACCAAAGATATTGTGTGAATTGCTCATTTTCTGAGCCATTCATACTCTAGCCTCAAAGTAAAGACTTTTCGTAAACCTCTGAAAGCGTTGCGGCTCTAAGGCTAGAAGCATTGTAAAGTTTTGTACAACATATAGAAACATTTATAGTGAGAAGTGATAGACAGCAATTTTTATAGGTTTTTTCTAATATAGAGAAGGTCTATTTTCACATTCTATATGTAAAATGATTTTCCAAAACCTCTGTAACCCTTGTGGCCGTAGGGCTGACCTCACATCACGAAAACACTTTACTTTGAGGCTAGACTGTGAATGGCTCAGTTTTTGTACAAAATCACCGAAACCTACACCCTAAAACTGTGATTTTCGGACAACTGCTGTAACTTTACAAACCGTTACACTAAACCGATTTACAAAAACTTCCTGCCGAGCCAAACTTACTCCATCGAAACGCAAACACAAAACGCGAATCGGTAACACAAACACTTTCACATTTACGAGATAAGATTATGAACCCTGTAGACACTGCAATCACCCAAGCTGCTGAAGCTGCCAAAAACCTCGAAGCACAAGCTCAACAAGTTATCCCTGCTCAAACCTCAACTGCCGTTTCTACGTCTGTCGGCTCGTTCGACGATGATGACGATACCCCAAGTGGCTTAGTTGTTGACCGTTGGATTCGCGTCTCCCCCGACGGTGTTCTGTTTGATAAGGCTCATACTGCCAAACAAGCCGTTGACAAACCTTTCCGTGTAGCAATTAACACGCAGCGTGAAGTCGGCTACCGTAATATGTTTAGCATTGCTTGGGGTAATCCAACGAAGTATGCCAAAACGTATAACAACCCGAAAAAAGGTGCTGCTTTCGATACTGAAGGCCGTCCTTGGACTCAGGTGATTGCTCAAGCCAAAGCTGAAGACCCTAAAGCTTACGACTACCAAACTGCTGAAGTTGCGATGACTTTGTTGGCTGACACCTCTGACCTCACCGCAGGCAAAGTGGTAGCAACCAGCTTCTCGTCAAGCCAAGCAACAAATTGGTTCAACTTCCTCAAAGAAGTTGCTGCCGCTGAGTTGAAAGGCCAAATCGTTGAAGTCGAAATCGGACATCAAATGGTTAAAAAAGGCAACTATCGTCCTTGGGGTGTTTACACCTTCAAGTTGATTGGTGCCCATAACGGCTAAAACAACAAAGCTTTACAATACCCACTTCGGTGGGTATTTTTTTACCCAGCCTTCCTTTGAGGTGTTTATGTTACACATTTATGATGCCAATAACCATATCCGCCGCGCCTTTGAGCGTGGAGACTCTGTAACCGACCTTATCCACATCGCGCCAACTGAAGTCTCTATTTGGGTCTTTGACGGTGTAGGAGCTAAGAAACCGAGACTTGCTCTCTACCCTGAGTACAAAGCAAAGCGGAATGTCCAAGCTGCCGTAGATAGCGGCTTCTTTGACTTCCTTCGGGCAATCGAGACAGACCTCTTAAAACACTGCAAGAACACGTTTGTGATGAAGCAACCGTGTATGGAGGCCGATGACGTGATTGCAGCCCTTGTTGAGCAATACAGAGCGTCCCAGCAAATCCTAATCCACTCAAACGATGCCGATTTCCAAGCTCTGGTTGACGAGAATGTAAGCGTTTCCGACCGTAGCAAGAAGCTCGCTCACGTTGAACCTCACGACATACGGCTTTACAAAACGCTTGTCGGTGACGCTTCAGACAACATTGGCGGCATCGAAGGGTTTGGCGACGGTAAATGGCAGGTGCTTACTGAGACTGATAAAGAAGCATGGCGAGGCTTTCTCAAAGAAGAGATACCAGAGTGGATGGGTGACAACCTTTACCCGCTTAACGGCCTCACTAAAAAACCTTTAGAGTGGATGAAAGTTACAGAGAACCAACAATTGTTACGAACTTACTGGCAGATTGTCGGGTTCTTACCTGTTAATATGCAGGAACTGAGTGACAAATACACCTCAGTTGGAGTTTACAATCCTGCCAAGTTCCAAGAAACGCTTGATAAATTTATGTGGAGTTAGTCATGCCTTTACGAACCTTCTGCCCCCTCAGCAAGCTGGATGCTTTTGCTGACTTCGTAATGAAGAAAGGTTGCCCAAACCGTCACGGTAAAGGTAGCTACCAAGCGTTACAGGTTTACGTCAACGGTAAGTGGGAGATTCTTTACCTGAAGCCCACGGAGTTTCCTGATGTCTGTTTCACCGTAGGGACCTCACCTTTAAGTTTACTTTTAGAGGTGTTTCTTAAAAACGAACACTAAACACTGTTTCCAAAAACGCAACACCAACCACTACTCAAGTGAGTCCATACCATGTTAAACCCGAACAAAATAGCGAAGACCTTAGTTGATCGCCGTAACCTGAAGGAAGTCTTAATCAAGCTGACCCCGATTTTAGCAAAGACCCAACTACTTGGCTTTGACATCGAAACCCATGACGCGCTTCGCCATGAGGGTTTGAATCAACTGATGAAGATTGACGATGATGGCAAGAAATCAGCAGGTTCAAAGTTAATCTTCGACACAAACCGAACGACGGTAACTGGCTTCTCGCTCTACCCTGACGGCACCGATGAATCTTATTACTTCAACCTTGCTCATGCTGATGCCGAAAACTGTATTAGCTTCGATGAAGTGCGCCCCCTGCTTGACAGCTATACTGGTTATTACGTTATCCATAACGCGCCGTTCGAGATTGTGATGCTGGAGAAAGGCTTAAACACAAAATGGAAGCTCCCTCATGGTAAGGTGATTGATACACTAATCTTATGCGTGACCGCGTATAACTCTGACACCTACACGAAGTCGGAGTTCGCCAAACGTCAGCTCACTGGCTTATATAAGCTGATACCTGACATCATGGTCGCTTACGGTAGCGGCGACGTTGAACGGCAAGAAGATTTAGTGAACAAGTTCTGCGCCAAAGAAAGTGATGCTGTCCACTCCTACAACGGTTTCGTGAAAGAATTTGCGTGGGGTTTTAACCTCAAGAAAGCCAGCAAACATTGGCTAAACTACACTCAAACAACCTTTGAGGAAGTCTTGCAAGGTCGAGGCCACATGGGTCAGATTACAGGGGCTGAGGTCGTCAACTACGGGGCTGATGATGCGATAACATGCGTGGGTATCTACCACGAGGTAATGGCTTGGCTGATGCAGGAAAACCCCAACGCGATAAAGACTTTCTTCAACCAAGAGAACCCCTGCTGCTGGGTTTACGCCCAGATGAACGCTTCGGGTATGCGTGTTGACGTTGACGCAATCTATCGCGCTCAAGATTCTCAGCGTATCGAGTACGCTGTCGGTTTGCGTAAAATGAAGACTATCTTGGCGGAAGCTCTTGCGACTGTTTGGACAGGTGAGCCGAGTCAACAACTCCTTAAATATGAGAAGTGGTACGAGAAAGGCCGCGACCGTTATCTCAGTCTGATTAAACAGTTCGTCGCGTTACCTGATAACTTATCGGATTATGATCTTGTTAACTTTGGCGTTCGGTCGCCTGTCGGCAAAGGCTGGAGTGGGGAAGAGGTAAATAGTGTGAATTTGTCACACTATATGCCCATGCGTGTCATCCTGTTTGAAATCTTCGGCTTAAAAGCGATGGTTGAAGCTCGCAAGATACAGTCTGACGGTGAGGCGCGTGATAAGTTACGGGCGAAGGCTGAAGATAGCGGAAACAAGCTGGTGGTGGAGTTGATGGATTGCTACCAAACCCTAGAAAGCATCTCGCAAAGTCTCA